GTGATGTCGGTGGAATCATGATCGTTCAAAACAATTGTGGCTAATGGCATAACGCCCTCCTAATAAAGTGGTTGTTCCTTGTGACTTTAAGCGACAAGGTGTTGATTAAAGAACCCGCTGCACAATCAAAGCAGCGCCGTCCGCAATGTTTATCTTGCGGAGATTCCCAAAAACGCCGTACGTATCGTATCCGGAGGGAAAGCCCTCCGAGCGACTGTAGGAAATGTTTCCCACAGAACCCTGTACACTGCATGTTTTAGTCACTTCAGGCACCTCAGCGTAGGCCGGGAAGCTGCATTTGAAATCAATATCAATGCAACTCTCTAGCTTTAAACTGTGGCCCAAATAACGTATATCATGGCGTGCCCATAAGGTCGGATCGATCCCCATAATCTTTTGTACATTGACAAACCAGTCAACTACAAACGAGAAGGGTACGAGATCCCATACGGCTTCAGCTATCTTATTGACCCCTAAACGCTGCTTGATTAGAGCAGGTAGTTCGAAGACATTCCCATAACTCTGGTTGAGTACCGCACACCCGAAGGTGGCTGTCCTCTTAATCCGGAAGTTTCGCGGAATCATCTCGACTAACGGCATATAAGATAGATAAGTGGAGTTGTGATATGGCACATCAACCACCTTTTCCACAACCTCGCGGGCGTGGATAGGGCGATCTTTGCCCACATACTTGAGGAGAAATTCACGATGCGCAATGGCCTCATCCATCACAGACGCTATAGCTATAGTGTCCGCAACAAGATTACTCCATCCGTACCGCCATTCCAACCATGCAGATGCGCTGCGTTTTGTTAAATCCCGCAATACAGCCTTTTTCGGAATACCAAGCTTTTTGGTACTCTTAATGAGGTTGAACGGGTTACGCAACATCTTCACGGTTTTCCCAATTTCAACTGCGCTAACAATCAGATTTGATCTTGATTGCATGGCGCCGTCAACTTGGTTTCCCACTTCTGCTACCAAAGTACCCCAATCTACCGGGTCCATATTCGCAAAACTTTCAGGATTAGCTCCGTAGAAATATGACGGATGGATTAAACCATCAATCAAAACTTCGAAGTTAGCCGGAATAGGATAGCGAAACAGGTAACGGTCAAGATTCCAGACGCTTTCTGCTTCCTTGGTTCGATCCAAGTAGGCTCTAAGGTGAATGGGTATACTCTGATGTTTCGAATGGTTGCAAGGGTTAAAAGCCTTGCGGCGACCAACGACATCAGAGATGGTCTTAAGGTTAGAGAGTGGTGCACCGTACAATCCCCCGCCTCCGTAGCTGGGTATAGGTCGGATAATAATGTTAGGCAGATTACCGTTACCAGGAGCATACATGTCCTGGGTGGAATTTGCTGTGACTACTACCTGACCAGTCCAACTACTTAAGCCGGTTGTACGTGTGCGTGCAGACATAGAACACCTCCAATTTCGGGAACGTGGAAGATCCACCAACGTTGTGTTGGTGGCCACGAGGGTCGGG